TCTCCGAGTCGCCGTCGATGGACTGCTTGATGGTGGCGATGGTCGAGCCGTCGTCCTCGTACGTGACGAACGAGATCGCCGCGCAGTCGCGCATGGGGATGTGGACGCCGCTGGCCGCGGGCACCACGTTGAAGACTCGTCCGAGTCCGTAAGCGAACATTGCTGCCTCTTCTCTGCAGCAGGGGTTTCACTGCCCGCTGCTTGTTGGCCCGAACAGGGGGTTGATTGCCTGCACGGGTCTTGCGTGCCGGGGCGCCGATCTGCGAGCGCACGCCCCGGCCAGCCGCGCCGTCTGCGGGAGGAACAGACGGCGCGACCGGGTCGATCAGCTCCGCGTGTTCAGCTGGACGAACGGCGAGAGCGTCGCGGTGTTGTTCTTCGGGGTGACCGCGGACTGGAGCCACGGACGGCCGTCGTTGCGCTGGATGACGCGGAACGCCGTCTTGTCGCTGTTGAAGGCGACGTGCTCGGACGTCGCGAACTCCATCTGCTGCCGGTCGCCGATGAGGTAGTAGCCGAAGTCCACGAACGAGATGTCGCCCTTGGTGCCGACGGCCCCGGGGACCTTCTCCGAGACGATGACCGGACGGCCCAGGAGCGTCATCGTCGGGCCGCCCACCAGGTTCGGCAGCCACGCGACCGAGCCGCCGGTGCCCACGATCAGGCCCATCGTGGCGAGCTGCGGGAACACGTCCGGACCGACGACCCACACCGCGCGGTTCAGCGAGGTGGGCAGCATCCGCGCGTACATCTTGACGATGTTCTCGTAGACGATCGTCGCGGCGACCTGGCTGGTCTCCTTGCTGACCGAGACGAGCGCGGGGTTGTTGGAGCTGAGCGCGCCGAGCGGCTCGCCCACGCCGGTGCCGTTCAGGTAGTCGTCGTCCTCGGCGAAGGCCACGGCCTCCGGGAAGAACTCGCGGATGTACCCGAGGAAGCCGCCGGCAGCGTCGTTCACGAGCTCGTTGGTGACGAGCGCGTACGCGGTCTGCTTGGTGACCTCCAGCTTGATCTTGCCGAAGGTCGGCGCCGACTCGGTGAGATCCGCGCCCTCCTCGGTGCGGAAGACCGCGATGCCGCCGTAGACGTTGTTGACGTTCGAGGTGCTGTCGATGACCGGGAACGCGAGCGTGCTGGACGACATCGGCACGATGCGCGCCCTCGGCCGGACGACGGCGCTCTCCAGCGAGAGGCGCAGCAGCTCGGCCCGGTACTCCTCCGGCACCAGGAAGCCGCCCGAGCTGGGCACCTTCTCGGACATGTAGTTCTGGACCGTCGCCGCCTTGTCGCGCAGCTCCTGGGCGTTCTCGCCCTTGAACTTCCCGAGAGCGGCCAGGGCCACCTCGCCGATGTCCTTGAACTTGCCGTTGAGCGGCGCACCGATCGCCCGGTCGTTCTGGATCTTGGAGTAGTTCGTGTTCGGGCCGTTGTCGATCGGGTTGAGGTTGAGCGCCTTGGCCTTCTTCTTGTCCTGCAGCAGCTCCGCCAGGACGATCTGGGTCTGCTCCTTGACCCGCTCGTCCAGGTCGGCGTCGCGGGCCTGCACAGCGCCGACGTAGTTCTTGACGAACTCGCCGAACTGCCCGTCCTTGAACAGGTTCTCGACCTTGGTCTTGTCCTGCAGGACCTCCTCGAACTCCTGAGGAGTCGTGGGGGTGGCGACACTCATGTCCATGCTCCCTTCAGAGCTCGAATCGCAGCCTCGGCGTCGAAGCTGACAACGTTGTCTTCGACGGCCGCGGAAGCAGCCGCCTTGGTGCTTGTCTTGCCGCCCTGGATCTCGTCGGCGAGGCCTGCCTCGACGGCTTCCTCGGCAGAGAACCAGGTGTCCTTGGCCATCAGCGCGCGCCAGTCCTCGACCGTGCCTCCGGCCTTCTGGACGTACAGCGCCGCGATGTCGTTGCTGAAGCCGTCGAGCATGTCTGCGGCCTCACGCATGTCGGATGCAGGCCCCATGCAGAATCCCCAGGCGTCGTGGATCATCAGCCGCGAGGACTTGGCCATGACGACCTTGTCGCCGGCCATCGCGATGAACGAGGCAGCCGACGCGGCCTGCCCCTCGACCACGATCTCGACCGAAGCAGGGTGCTGCTCCAGCGCGTTGAAGATGGCCACGCCCTCGCTGACGTCTCCGCCAGGAGAGTTCAGCCGCACCTTGAGCCGGTCGACCTCCAGAGCACTCAGCTCCTGCGCGAACGTTGCAGCAGAGACACCCGAACCGTCGCCCCACGGATCTCCGATGGTGCCGTAGATCCAGACCTCGGTGGGCTCGTTCGCCTTCGCAGCAACGATTCGGTACCAGTCGCTGCCCTTACTCCTGGACCGGTTTTGAATCTCCCGGAGCCGGGGGTTGATCTGCACTCTTCACACCTCCCACGTACGTCATCGGGGGCAAGCCCACCGTCTCCAGCACCTCGTCTGGGTTCCACCCGGCGTCCCGAAGCACCTTGGCGGCGTTGGCCTTGGAGGTGCGCTCGCTCGCGATGCGGTCGAGATCCTCAGGGACCGGGTTGTCGTAGTCGAACTCGACGTTCTCGGCGGCAGCTCCGAACAGCGGCAGGAAGTCGTTGTTGAGAGCCTGCTTGATGCGCTCCAGCCGCTCGATCAGCAGCCACCGGGCGAACACCACCTCGGCCGCCTCGGCGTTGGCCCGGTTGACGTCCTCGACCGTGCCCAGCATCGGCTTCGGGAAGGTGAACGCTTCCCGCACCACCTCCCGCGAGACGTTGCGCAGCTCCACGAACTGCATGTCCTGCATGGAGTAGGAGACGTTGGCCCACTTGGCGCCGCCCTCCAGCAGCCCCGGCCGGTGCGCGTTCGACACGCCGCGGTGCTGCTCGGCCCAGCGAGCCTTGAACGTTGCCCACTGCCGGTCGTCCCAGCTCTCTGGCACCTCGATCACGCCGCCCGGCATCGCCGAGTTGCGGAAGAAGTTGCGGTTCCATGCCGCCGCAGCCGTGGTGGAGTCGAGGTCCACCAGGATCGTCTGTACCGGACCCATGCCCCGGTAGGGGTCGTTGGGGTTGGGCATGCGGATCTGGATGACCTCGTCGTTGTCGAACGGGATCTTGTCGCCGTCGGGCGAGTTGTAGATCCAGCCCAGCAGGTACTTCTCCTTGTCGGGCACCGGCGACATCAGGTCCGGCCGCGCGATCCACAGCTCCGCCGGCCAGGGCGTGCCGTTCTTCTGGACGATCCACTCGCTCTCGCCCGTGAGGTCGACGTGCTGCTGGAACGACTCGACGAACTCCTGCCTGGTGTAGAACGGATTGGGCTTGTTCCACACCTGCAGCGCGAGGTGCCGCGTGACCTCGACGCGGTCGTCCGACGCCGGGCCGTACGTGCGGCGGCCGTCGGTCCGCTTGCGGTAGAGCTTCCAGTCGACCTGGGCCGTGGCCGAGGCCAGACGGTGCACGATGGCGAACAGCGTCCCGACGGCGCCATAGGCGTCCATCTGCTGCTTCTTGCCGCCGCCTCCGCCGCCGAAGAACCCGAGCCCGCCGCTACGACCCACGTACGGCACGGGAGTGTCGTTGCGGGGAGCGCGCGTGAGCAGTCGCGTCACCATGTCAGGCCGCCATGCGCTCGTAGAGCCAGCGCAGCGCGAAGCACGTCACTGCGCAGCCCACCAGGCCCAGCGGGAAGGCCACGTAGAACGCGGCCCACACCAGGAAGCCCAGCCCCAGCGCAGGGAGCGAGAACGGCGCCAGGACGGCCAGCACGAACGCCAGCTTCTCCACGACGGGCGCGGCGATGGGCTTGCGCGGCTTGCGCTCTACGTGCGCCCGCCCTGCGCCCGTGCGCCAGGCCTCGGTGAAGGTCGTCATCAGTCGTTCCATCCTCGGAAGCCGGATCGGGCCTGGAGGTCGCGGTAGGCGACCATGTACCGCAGGGCGTCGCAGCCGTGGTCGTTCTCCTTCACCGGCTGCTCCTTCGGTTGTTTCCCAGCGCCGATGTCCCAGATGTAGCCGGGGATTTCCTCGACGGTGGAGGTGGGTTTCTTGGCATCTACTAGGGCCGGGTCGCGCGCAATTGTTGCGCCTTTAGCGAATGATACCCTCGGCCGGCCATCCACACCGGGACGCATTCTCCGCTGCACTGCCTGAATGCCGTTTAGGACTTCCTTATTCGCCAGAGTCGTGCTCAGTCCCAATGCCCGCTCGAACGTCGCGCGGTCAGTAGCTCCGTGGTCGGTGATGATGGCGCGCGGCTTCGGCTCTATCCACCGGCCGCCTTGCGTGACAGCTCGAAGCGCTTGCTCTGCAACGTCTGTAGGGTTGAGGTGGGTGTGGTAAAGCTCGCGGTACATGTGCAGCCGGCCATCCGGATCCTCCGCCCACCACTGCAGCACAGCAGGAGCCACGTAGCCCCAGTCGATGGCCCAGAACCGCTGCCAGTCCTGCGGCACTTCGAAGGGCTTCACTACGTGCATAGCAGGCTCGTACTCGTCGTAGATCTGGCCCTCGGCTCCGACCCACAACCCATCCCGCAGGCGCGCGAGCATCACGCCGCCCAAGGCATCCAGGCGGGACAGGTACGCCTCGCCCTTGGCGGTGCGGCGTCCGTCTGCGGTGTAGTAGATGGGGTTCTCGCGGTGGGTGCTCTCCAGCATCACGGTCTGGCCGGCTTCACAGCGCTGCTTGAGCCAGTGCGTGGGAGTCGAGGGGTTGCAGTCCGCCATGAGCTGCTGGAAGGACACAGCGCCGTTACGGAGCCGGGTGTTCAGGGCATCCCAGTCGTCCCGGGTCAGCTCTGTGGCTTCCTGCACATAGATCAGGTCGTACTCCGAGGACATGATGCGCGTGTTGCGGTCCATCCCGCCGATGGTGATGGTGGCGCC